ACAGCCTTACTAGGTAAATCCAAGTTACTCAAAGCTGTTATTGTAAAAAAATAGATAAGATTATTCTGTGTAATTGTTTGTGTAAAGTTACCACTTTTTGAGTTAGTAGTGAAAGTTCCTGTATCACCTAATGAAGTTACCCAATCGACTTGGTAACTATAAGCCCTATCAGGTAAGCTTGCGTGTTCCCAAGTTAAAGTAAAGAACTTACTCGTAATATCATCTAAAGAAGTTTTATCCTCCAGTTGAATATTACTAACCATTGGTGCTTTACCAGTCATAACTTCAACAAATCCATTTGTACTTGGTAAAGTAACAACTTGTTCAATAAAATCATACTTTCTAGCATCGTATTTAATAGCTTCGACTAGGTAATTGCTATCCTCCTTGGTTATGTTAGAGACTTTATACAAGGTTGTCCGTTCTGACTTTTGAATAAATATACTTTGTGTTACTAACTCAAGTGTCCCAGCATAACTTGCCGATACTTCACTTAAAGTTCCAGAAGTTTCTTCTAAAAGTAGTTCAACTAAATTACCAAGGCTATCATAGACCATTAAAGTAGTTATACCAACTAAGGTAATAGCTCTATCAAGTATAAGACTTATACCCACTGGACTAGAAATATAACTAACAATCCTCCCCGTCTCCACTGTATCAAACATATTGCTGTCATGGATTCTTATTAAACTTCCTTTATGCAACATAACGGCTTCAATAAGACAACGGAATTGTACTATGCCGTCCCCATCCAAGTCAATCATTAAGGAATCCCAAAGGATATTCCTACCTTTTCTAAGTCCTGCTGCTACACTAGCACAACCAAGCATAAGATAGTCAGAACTTGTGTAACCATATAAAGAATTAAAGTATCCTGCGGTTAGCCCTAAGAACTCTTCAAGTTCACTAGCCATAACAAGCAATGTTCTTGTCCTATTTCTATTATCAATCTCTTGAATAGTTACATTTATCTGAGTATTATTATCAGTAATATCCGTACTAGCATATTCAAAGATACCATCTTGGACATTTTGATTAGTAAATACTAAACTTTGGGCAATCTCAGCTTGAGAGAACCTTCTATCCCATACAATAGATACTAAACCCCCATACTCAATAAGTTCTGCATTGCCAACGGTTAATAAATCATCCCTAGCTATCTTTGCATCCTTTCTTTCAAAGAATTGTCTATTTATAGTATAGCGTCTCTCAGTAATAACGGGCGCACCAACATATTCTTGATAAGTTAGTAATTCATCACAGTATCTTCCAAAATCTTCAAATGTGAAATGGGCTATATGTTCTTTAGGTATCTCACAACCTCTAGGATACCGTATGCCATCTACTTCAAAAAACAACCAATCACTTATGACATTATATAAAGCCCAACCTAGGTTATTTGAGTATTGGTAAGTTGGAATACTTGTAACAGTATGGAAAGCACCGTTCCAAGTAGCTCTTGTTACATCAGTAGGGCTAACCCAAGCATCATTTGCAATGTTTCTATAAAGACCTGTTTCAGGATTATAATAACTAGAACTTGGTAACATTAACTTAACCCCCTTACCTCTAAATGAAATATGAGGAATACTCCCACCAACCTCAGAAGCATCTTCTATTCTAATAGCTACAAGAGCTGAACCTGCATAATTACTAACCTCGGCGGAGCTATAATAGGTTATAGTCTGAATAGTCATAATGCAACTAGGGTCTAGGTAGAACCCATCAAGATTGGTATGTGCTATCTTAATAGACCATTCATGGTCTCCTATATTACTAGCAGGTCTATTAATTCTATAGGAAACTTGATAAGCCCCATCACTTTTACCAGCTATATAAACAAAGTCAGCAAGGACATAAGTTGGAATAGTTGAACTATCTGCATGATAGATATTAAAATTAACCGAAGCATATAAGGCATTATTCCCCTCAGTATGCACAACATTACTAAAGTTAATATAAACATCTACATAACTAAAGTCTCCTGAGATTGGTCTAGTAGCTCCAGCCGTATCATTATAAGGAATCGGAGTTCCAATACTTTCTGTAATAGCCGAAGCATTTAAGTAAGGAATCATCTCTTGAGTTACTTCACCATAGGTAAAGGCAAAACTAGCTTTAAACTCAGCAATACTAACATCATCAAAGTATATATCCTCAAGAGAAGTAACTTCCCCCTCGCTAACTACAAATAACATAAGCAAGGCTTGTTTAGAGCGTAAGTTTGCCGCCATATTAGTTGGCTTAGGCGGTGTAGAACCCATTTCACCGTATATAACAGGTAAGTTACTCATGATAGTTTCAACCATTTAGAAGGAAGTCCTGCGATAGAGTTAAAATCAGCAACCATTGTGACATCATTGTAACTATCCAAGGCAACTTCTAGTTTTAAACCTATTCTTACCCCACCAAAGAGACAGTTCCCAAAAACTACTGGAACACTTCCACCTTGTTCAGTTATGTTAGGAACACCGTTGAAGAGTTTAGATACTTCCGAAGGGTCTTGTGAATCTAGTTTGTTTTGCGGAGACAGTGCGCGAACTAACATACCTAGGGCAATGATTATACCTACTGTAACTACTGTTGCTACCGCATACCCCGCAATCACAGCTCCAAGACGTGCCGCCGCAACAGTAGTACCTGCCACGGTTGCCGCAGTTCCAGCTATAGCTGCCGTAGTTGCAATTGCTATACTGCTAAACAAAGCTTCCCCACTAATCTTCGGACAAATAACCAAAACATCATACCCACTAATATCAAAGTCCAACATACTTCCTAGTATTGGGTAAGCCTTTTCCTTATCTTCCTCATATACAGTATAGCACAACTCTTTCTTAGAAACTTCCTCATAAATACTTGGTTTATTTACTTTTAAGTAGTCATATAATTGTATAAGGTTTGCAATCTCTACATTAAATCGCTCAACAGCTCGTCCATTAAAGAAAATTACTTGCATGTCAAATCACCAAAGCTGGATGTCTGTAAACTTTTGTTATCTTATTAAGATAAAGTTCTAAGGGTTCAATCTTTGAGAATTCTCCTTGATTAAGAATAGCCCCATTCCCTAGATAAATCATAGCATGGTTATCTTTAAAACCTAGAATAGAAATAATCAAAAGGTCACCTTTTTGTAACTGTCCAACTTTAGTAATATCAATTAAATCGTTACTCTTAATAGCAGCACTTACATTATCTTGTTGTAACAAGTTATGTTCCTGCAAGCCATTATCTTCTAACACCCGTTTAACCAAGTCTGCCCAACTTTTCTTCTCAGTAAGATGGTCTGTTAAGGGTATCTTAATGGTAATACCAAACTCAAAATGATAATAGTCGCGTATAAGGCATCCACAGTCTGAAACTCCAAAGATATAAGGTCTGTTTAGATAGTTAGAAGAAGGCTCTGGTGGAACTTTCAAAGGTTGGTAATATTGACTCCCATCAAAGGCAGAAATGTACAATGGAAGTTGCACTTCTATAGCTAATGTAAGGTCAGCTAGTGATGGGGTTTGTATGTGTATATGACTTCGTTGTGTATGGGAATGTATGATTGCAAAGATAGACTCTCTCTCTTCTAGGAACTTTAATGGACAAAGTTCAAAAGATTTAGTTGGAGTTTCTGAAAGATTTGGCTGTTCATGGAAAGAACCATCATGGTATAAGTAACCACAAAATTCATTCGGAAAAGCCCTACGAGTTGCTAGTTCAATCTGTAAAAGTGTTTCTGGTGAAAGTTTCATAAGTATCTCCCTTATATTAGTTAGCTAGTTAAGTTGATTTAGTGAAGGCTAATCCTTCAAAACGCATCTTCTCCCGTCCGTCTCTAAGCATCTGTCGCCTTGGATACTTCATTTGGAGAAAGTTCGTGTAGGTATTCATGCCGTATACTAGCTGACCTGCCTGTTTAGATAACATTTGATTAACTGTAAAGTACCGTTTCATCAAATACAACGGTGTACTACTTAAAGCATCTGTTCCAACATAACTCTCTGTAGTCTGCACATACATAACCTTAGCTCCTTTAAGATTAGGTAACTTATAAACTGCCGATAACCAATAAGCATCTCTTTTAGCTACTGATAACTTAGGAGTATCATTTGCATTAGTTTCATTAAATGTAACATCTGTTATCATAACTGGAAAGGCAGTAAACTCCTCACTATTCCAGAATACAGAACCACTACGAACTGCATTAGTTAGTCTATAAGTTACCCCATTATAAAGTATCTCAAATAATTCAACTAAGTTTGGTAACTCTAGCTGTTGAATAAGTTGTAAGTTTTCAGCAGTCATAATGGCTTGACAGGTTCGTAAGTTATGAGCTATATTAGCATAAATTGTACAATAAATCAAAACCAATACATTAGAAATAGTTCATTGAGTTTATTTACTTTAAGTAACTAAAAATAGAGAAGGTAGTAATATGACAGATAGAAGGGAACATAATGTAGAAGAGGCTTTTATGCGACTTTTGGAAGAACACATCCATAAAGAAGATGCTGATAAACAGCGTATGCTTAATTCTTTAGAAGCACTAGAGGAGTCTATGCAGGAATTAGCTACTTCCACTAAAGATATGTTGGAAGCCTATACTACAGCACAACAAGCTATTAAGATTTCTATCTTCTTAGGCAAAACAGTTAAATGGATAGGTAGTATGCTTTTACTCTACTACTCTATCTCTGAATTATTACATTCATTACATAAAGCATAGTTATGGCTGCTTACATAGAATCCCAAACAGATACAGCAGTCCTTAGTAGAGTTTATGACATCTGCGGAATCAATGCTAAGACTTGGAAAGACCTAACAGATGCAGGAACTTTCAGAAATTGTCTTACTTATAAAGATTACTTCACAACTTTAGTAAACTACTATCGACAGAATAAGGAAGCAAAGGACTTAGCGGCTAAAGCTAAACTCGTTGAAGCAGAGACTAAACCAAGATTTAAGAATGAAGAACTACGCAACCAACTAGACCAAGTTACTATTGCTGAGAAGATACAGAAGATTAACCTTGATAAGACTAGACAAGAAGAACTACTTATTAAAGTTCTAGTTTCCCGCTTAGAATATGTTGCTAAGGGAAATATTGAATCCCTACTTCTATCTTCTTTCACTAATATTTGTAATATGCTACGCCACACAGCAGAGGAAAATCCACAAGTACAAGAAGTTATTGATAAGTGTATTAAGGAAATTTATGACTTAGCTCTCCAACTGGAAGAAGATGCTATCTTAGATAAGCAAAACTATGTAACAACTAAGTTAAAGTCTGAGTTCTCGATAGAAGATATTACCAATACCTTTGACTTCACTAGGGAAGATTCTTAAATGTTTATTCCAAGAACCTTAGAGAATATCTCAGAAAGACTGCTCTTATCTAGTTGTCTTAAAGCTGTCTTTCGACCTATACTTCGATTGTCGTCTATGGAATGGGCTATGAAGTATCGAAGTATAACTAGCACAGAGACTTCCTTTGGTATAGGTAAGTTCGACCCTGATTATACTCCTTATATGGAATACCTATATGACTGTTTGGATAACCCTTATATCCCAGTTATCATAGGACAGAAGTCTTCTCGTATAGCATGGACAGAGACAATTAACAATTGGCTAGGAAAGAACATACATACCAATCCTAGAAATACTTTAATAGGTTTTCCTACTAAGGATAAAGCTAAGGAATATGGTAAAGGAAAGTTACAACCTTTAATAGAAAACACGCCAATCTTGCAGGAAGCTATTGATGTAGGCTTATCTGAGAATAAGAAAAGTATCTTTGACTATAATCTTAAAGGAGCTTGGTTACGACTTCGTACACTTGGAACTCTAGTTAAATCCGACAACGTACCTACCATCATAGTTGAAGAGTTTGCTGATACACCCGACAACGTAAACAACCAAGGTGATACTGTTGCCGCCCTGCTAGACAGACAGAAGCTTGTCCCCTTGGTTATGAGAAAGTTTGTAGGTGGTAGTACTCCAACTAATATGGACTTCTGTCAAGTTGAAAGAGCTATTAAATACTCCAATCAACTTGTTTTCAAAGCTGAATGTCATGACTGTGGGGAGCTTATAGCTATGGATAGTACAAGCTTTGCTGCTATCCAAGTTGCAGAGTTTGGAGAACGAAGGATTGATGAAAAGTACGGAAGGCAAGACCCTTTTAGTGCTAAGTTCTTCTGCCCAGCTTGCAATGCCGAATGGACTTTTGAACAGAAGAATTTAAACATCCGTGCTGGAAAGAAACACGGTTTCACTGACCATACAGGTAGATTCTCTAAAGGTTGGCACGCTAAGAAGCCAGAAGTTACGGATACTTTCGGGTTTATATTTAGTGAGTTATTAAGTCCATTTGAAGGTGGTAACTTTGTTGAACTATCTAAGAAACGTATCTTGGCAGAAGTAGACCATGCTAAAGGCAAGGAAGGTTTACTAAAGGCTTTCTATAATACTTGTATGGGAGTTCCTTACGCTTCTGGAGTCTCTGCTTTAAGCGTAGAAGAAATGAGAAAACTGCGTAGCAACTACCCAGAAGGTATTGTACCTAGTGATGGTCTTATCCTTACTATGGGAGTTGATGTACAGATTAACAGGTTTGCTTATGTAATAAGAGCTTGGGGAAGAAATGGTAACTCCTATCTAGTAACTTGGAGAGAAATCTTCGGTAATACTCAGAACTATCAAGACCCTGTTTGGGAAGAACTAAAGAATATTATAACTGCGGATTATCCCCATGCAGGTGGAAAGAGCTTAAAGATTTCTGGTTGTGGGATAGACAGTGGGTGGAATACGGAACTTGTTTATAGGTTTGTTCTGGAATTAAATCAGATACAAGGGTATGAAACTGTTTTAGCTACTAAAGGTACAGATGAACTAAGATATTCTCAAGATAATATCTATAATGAACCTACAGAAATGGATATTTTAACATATAAATCAGCTAGAAGGACTTTAGCAGAATCATTAGGAGTTAAGTTATATCTAGTAGGCGCACATAGAGCGCATGATGAGATACTTCGTAAGATAGGTCTTAACTTACTAGAAAACTGTAACCAAGATAGATTCTATTTTAATGAACAGTCTTATGGACAATTTGAGGAACAAATGACTAGCTGTAGGAAGTTAATAGATGTTAGAAGCGGAACTCAGAGGGAAGTTTATAAACTTGTTAGTGGTAAGCGTAAAGAAGCAATGGATTGTTGCAAGGGAACAGAACATATAGCACACGCACTTGGGCTACCCTTATATACTTCTGAACATTGGAAACAAATTGAAAAGTTCCTATATTCATGATATACTATCAATTTAATTGGAGTAGTCTATGAAACACATACCGCAAATAGAGATAACGAGATTATTTGAAACTAAAATCTTACCAAGAACTTTAAAAGTCGGTGATTGCATCTTATTTCGAGGATGTACAAGTGGTTTTGGGCATGGTAGAGTTAATTACAATTATAAGCCTATCTTAGTACATAGGATAGCTTATGCTTATTATAATAATACAAATAATTTATTAGATTTATGTGTATTACATAGTTGTGACAACCCAAGTTGTATAGCTAACGAACATTTAAGACTGGGTACTAGAGCGGATAATAGTTTAGATAGGTCTATTCGTGATAGAAGTAATGGCAAACTTAGTAAACAACAGGTTATAGATATATATAAATCAGAAAAATCTTTGGAAATGTTAGCAACAGAATATGGGGTACATATCTCTCATATAAGCTATATTAAAGTAGGAAAGGTTGGCAGAATCTATACACAAGATTTAGGGATAGCTGGAAGAGCTTCTACCTATAATCAACTTTCTAAAGAACTTATTAAATATATTTATCAAAGTTCTACTAGAGCTACCCAGTTGGCTGCTGAACTTGGAATTACCAGACAAACTGTAAATGCCATACGAAGTAAAAGAAGACAGAAAGAATTTACTGACCAATTAGATTTACTCATTACTTTATAACTAGGAACTAAAATGAACTACCTAAAGAAAAGACTTAAAGAAAAATCAACTAAGACTGCTATTATTGGTCTAGCAACTGTAGTTCTCTACCACGTTCCAACTATACCAGCGGATATTGTAAACTCCTTATCTTTACTAGCTATTGCTTTGTTTGCTGGTGTCGGAGCTTCTGAGGGTTAGTGTGAGTAGTATGGATTCTAATAACTTCCACGTTTGCACAGTCTTTGTTAAACAAAATAATAGGTTAGTTTGCAAGAAATGTGGTAAAATTGAACGAATAATTTTAAGTTGGTCGGACTTTAGGCTTCCTCCTATCAACCTTTGGTCTTTGCCTAACTAATGGAGGTAACTAATGGCACTAACTAGACAAGAAAAACTCACAATAGCTTATTCAGACTTAGCTAAGGTCAACGCTTCAATCGACTTAATGATTCAAGGTAAACTTGTTCAAAGACTTGAAATAGGTTCTCATGAGTTCAGAAGGGTTTATGATAATAACAAGGTTTCCCTTGCAGATTTGAAAGAACTTCGGAAGGAACTTCTTGAATGGATAGATGCCTTGGAAGAAGTTTCACAGGTTGCTTATCGTTCAGGTTCAACAGTTCCACTTATCGTTAGTAGAGGTTTATAATGTCTGAAACAACTCTTATAGTCCCAGACTTATACAGGACTAACTACGCAGCAGCTAGTACAGAGTATTCCCTAGCACATCGACAAGCTAGTATGGGAGATGCCGACACCCTTGGTGTAGCTGAGATAAACTTCCTCATTGCCCGTAGTCGGTATATGTGTAGGAACAATGCTGTTTCATCTTCTGCACAGGATAAGTATGCCACGAAGTTAGGAAGTATTAAAGTAACTTGGAATTCTCCAGACGGTAGTAAGCATAACATCATGCAAGACCTATGGGATAGTTGGGCAGAAGCCCCTATGCTAGATGGGTTCGGTAACCTTGATACTTGGCAAGTTGCTTGTAATCATGAAAGGTTTGCTAGTGGTAAAGCACTTACAAGGTTACATACAGTTGTTAATGACCATCCAATTCCTTTAAAACTCCAAGGCATACCTGCCGAGTATTGGGACATTAACTATACTGGGACAGATAACCCTAGCCTTAATGATAACGGACTCGTAACAAAGTATGGTATAACCTTCCAAAATACCAAACCTTTAGCTTACCACTTCTTCAAAGAAGGTTACTTTAGCATCAAACCTCTCCCAATAAAAGACCTTTGGAAACGAGAAATTATTGATGCTAATGACATCATTAATTGCTTTGAAAGAAAGAACGCTAATCAATGGATAGGAGTTCCACTTTTAACAAGTTGCTTACTAACTATCTATGCTCTTGAAGACCTTTGTGATGCAACTGTCAAACAACAAACTAATGCTTCTGGTGTTAGCTGGATAGTTTCCAGTGAAGGTAGTGCCTTACTAAGAACTCCTGTAGGTAGCGTTCACTCAGTTGGTAACTCCGCAAGTGAAGACCCTAATAAGAAAACTATTTTCCGAAGTTCTGCTGGTGGAGTTCAATATCTAGCAACTGGCGAAAAGATGCAACAGGTTCAGTCAACTGACATTGGTAATAATCTAGTTCCAATGATAAAGAGTGAACTTGAGTTGATAGCTTCTGCACTTAATATGCCTTACTTTGAGTTAAAAGGTGATACTTCTGGGATGGACTTTTCTAGTATAAGAGCAATCCTTATCCAATGGAGAAATAGGATAGAGTTTATCTATAACTTTATAACTATTCCGACACAAATGAAACCTTTAACTAGCCGTTTCCAAGCTTATGCAAAGTTAAAGTATAAAGTTGCAAATGCTAAGCCTGTGTTTAACTTTCCAAGATGGTATGGTGTTGATGATTTAAAAGATTATGAAGCTATCTTATTTGCAGTATCTAAAGGATTAATGCCTATCGAAGAAGCTTGGTCTTTATTGGGGTTCTCTAAAGAACAGATAATGGCTAGTAAGAACACTATGACTGAGATGGGACTTTTGGAGTACATTATGAAAAGTAACAACCCAACACCAGTGGCTACGCCTACAGCTAGTACAGATACTACCGTAGCATAAAAAACTTATAGACTTTCAAACTATTATGCTATAATACCTGCCATAGGAGAATATTATGAACCGTAAAGAACTTTTTGCACAGCTTAAAGCTAATGAAAAACAACTTATTCAAGAGAAATCTATGAAAGTTAAGTTTGCGGATAGTTGTGTAGTTTCACCAGAAATACTTCAAAGAGTAGTTCCTAAAGAATCGGCTACTAAAGCGTCTGGTACTGAAAGTGAAGAACCAGTTATTGAACCAGATACAATCTTAGTAAAGGTTGTTGCTAATACAGCTAATTGGATGGATTCACAGGATGATGTTCTTACGGCTGATGCTTATAAAGAAAGTATCTTTAAAAGAGGAACTTCTATTCCTCATATTCTTGACCACAAGCATAGTGTTACTTCCTTTGTTGGCGATGTCCAAAAGGTCTATACTGAACAACTTAATCTTAAAGACTTAGGGTTATCTCAGGAAGGAAGTACCACTGCCCTTATTTTTGAAACACTTATTAAGAAAGACTACAACGAAGATGTTTATAAGTTCTACGCTAACGGTAAGATTAACCAGCATAGTATTGGGTTAAAGTATCAAGAGATTAGACTAGCCTTCGACTCGACTGACCCCGAAGACGTAGCTTATAAAGAAGTTTGGGATAAATACTATCCAGAGATTATTAATAAGGAACAAGCTGATAAATATGGAATGTTCTGGGCAGTTACCAAAGTAGATGTTCTTGAAAACTCTGCTGTACTATTCGGTGCTAATGAACTTACTCCAACTTTAGAATTATCAGGAAAGTCTTTAGACTCTTCTGAGAAAGATTTACCAACCCTATCTGCTCAAGTAGAGCAAGGAGAAAACACAATGTCTTTGACAATCGAAGAAGCATTGAAAAAAATCTCAGAATTAGAAACTGAGGTGAAACAAGCTTCTGCTTTAGCTACTAAAGCAGAAAGAGAACGTGGTTTAGGTATCTTAGAAGCTGCCAAAACTTTTGGTTTACCAACTGAAAACGTAGTTAAAGCTATGACTAAAGGTTGGGATGCCGAAACTGCTACAGACATCTTTACTGAAATTAAAGCTGGTATTGATGCTGCTAAAGGAATTGATACTTCGGTAGTTCCTTTCGGTAAGACTTCTGAAAAAGCAACTGGAGCTACTGAACACTATGTCCCTGCTTTCTTAAAACAACAAGGAGCTAACTAATGGAAAGTCCACACACAATGCAATACTGGGAGCATCAACAAGATGCTGGCTTCAAGAACTACCCTGAAAGAACTACCAACCGTCCTTTTGTACCTGAAAAGTCTCAAACTATCACAGTTGCTTCTGGTCAAGTCTTGAAAGCTAGAAGCTTTGTACAAAGTAACTCTTCTGGCAAGATGATTGCTGGTGGTAACATTGCTGAGTATGCCAAACTTGTTATGTCTGGTACTGCGGTAAACACCGACACTGTTATCATGGGTGGCTTAACTTTAACAGCTTCTGCTACTATGACAGCAGTTGAAATTAGAGCTGCTTTCATCTCTCAGTCAACCACTAAAGGTACTTTTACAGGTACTTTAACTGGTTGGGAATTGGTAGCTGACCCTTCCAGTACGTCTACTTTATGGGCTTACTCAACAGACGGCTTATCAGATGTAACAGACTTTGCCGTAACTGGTACAGCTAACACAGGCACACCTACTTTAACTACTACTGTTACAACTGTTGCTGGTTCTGCTACTTTCCAGAAACCTTCTGGTATCCTAGCTATGGATGTTGATGCAACTTCTGGTGATGTAGTTACAACTATGTACACTGAGGTTTATGCCTATGAAAGTGAAGTTATCTGGGGTGTAGATGTTGCAGTTGATACTGTTACCAAAGCAGATGGCACTACTGTAGCTTGTTCGGCTTATAATACAGGTGCAGTTACTCCTTTACTTCGTAAGATGTATGTTGAGAAGACTGAGTTTGAAATCGTAACACCTACAGCGGGTGAGGAGTTAGTATAATGGCTGATTTAATCTTAATGACACCTTACCAAAGTGGTTTACCTACTTTAGATGGTGCAATTACAGC